ATGGTCGATGAAGTTCACCAAGCAAAAGCTGATGCTTTGAAAACATTGTTGACCAGTGTATTTTGTAAAGTGCCCATAAGGTGGGGACTAACAGGAACCATACCAAAAGCTAAATTTGAAGCACAATCATTGTTTGTAAGTTTGGGACCAGTTATTAGTAAACTAAGTGCAAGCGAATTACAAGATCAGGGTGTTCTTGCGAAATGCCATGTAAATATTATCCAATTGAAAGATGATGTTGAATTCACTAATTATCAAAGTGAATTAAAGTACCTTACTGAAGATAAAAAACGATTGGATGCAATTGCTAATTTGGTATCAAAAATTAAAGAAACAGGAAATACATTGATACTAGTAGATAGAATTGCTGCAGGTAAGGAACTAGTTGATAGGTTGCCTAATAGTGTATTTGTCAGCGGGGAAACTAAGTTAACTGACCGCAAGGAAGAATATGATGAAGTCGCAACTAGTACGAATAAAATTATCGTAGCAACTTATGGTGTTGCTGCTGTTGGTATTAATATACCCCGCATATTTAACCTTGTGTTACTAGAACCAGGAAAGAGTTTTGTCCGGGTTATTCAAAGTATTGGGCGTGGAATTCGAAAAGCAGAAGATAAGGATCATGTTATGATATGGGATGTTACATCATCATGTAAGTTTGCTAAAAGGCACCTTACCCAGAGGAAAGCTTATTACAAAGATGCAAATTATCCCTTCGATTTAGAAAAATTGGTATATAAATGAACCATAATAGATTGACTATTCATGAAAGGTATAATATAATTGTAAAATGAACATACTGCTATTAGAAAACATAAAATATAATTTAGAAAATCTACCAAACGAAGTTGATGATGTTAGGTTTGCTATCTTAGACAACAGTAACCCAGCTAATGTAGATTACCATTATATTCCATTAATATTCTTAGAAAGTTTTAACGCTCCTGCATTAGTATTGCGCATAGGTGATAAACAAATTAAAATGCCAGTAGATTGGCAAATATTAATTGGAGAAAAAGAGCATGGTGATTTAGAGACATTGCCATTGACTAGTATAAATGATAGAGGATTTAACGCATTTATATTCAATCCATTATCATCATTTAGATTAGATTTTGCTCCTGTTGAAATCATAGACATTTACCATGATGTAACTTGGTATGCACCTAGATTAAAGAACGGTCAATTTTTGTGTGTACCAATTGAAGATGGACCTAAACCTAGATGTGCTTATTTTGTAAAAGAGATAAGCAGAAACTGCGAAATTGTAGATATTAGTCAGGTGCTTTAATGGCAACTAAAAAGAACACTCCAGTTGATGAAAAGTTAGAAAAACAAGATTTTGATTTGTTCGATGCACTTGCTGCATTGGATAAAAAAGATTATGGATACTATGATAGACTGACACCAGAGCAACAGAAAAAGTTTGTTCCACACATGATGCTTAAATGGATGAGTGGATTAAAAGGATCATCTGACATTCAACGATATTACTTGCAAAGTATAGAATATTACGCCAACAAATATTGGTATAATGAAAACATACAAAAAAATCCTAAACTACAATGGTTAATGTTATGTGCAGCAAGTCCTGGAGTAGGGAAACAATTTCACCAATGGATCCCTGAAATCAAATTAAAAGTAGCAAAACTACAAGAGAATGCTTCTTTAAAAGAAATCAAAGAGTATTTCAAAAAAACTTATCCAAAGATATCTGACACAGATTTAGAAGAACTCAGTAAAACTTATATAGAACAGCATAAAAGAAAAAAATATCTTGCAGAAACATTCCCCGATCTTAAATTGAGTGACATAGAAGTTTTAAATGAAATTGTAACTGATGAAGAAATTAAACAATACGAGATGGACAGGGGCAATTAAAATTTAATGATGTAAAAATGAAAGAAACAAAATATTCTTGTGAATTTTGCAATCGTAGTTTTATAAAAGAATCTACCATTATTAGTCATGTATGTGAATACAAACAACGATGGTTAAATAAAGACTTGCAGGGAAATAGACTGGGGTTTCAAGCTTGGCTTCAGTTTTATAAAAAACATACAGCATCTAAAAAACAAAAAACATATCAAGAATTTATAAAAAATGCTTACTATATTGCATTTGTAAAGTTTGGTAATTATTGTATCAACATTAATGCACTGAACATAAGCAGATATGTAGACTGGTTACTAAAAAATCAAATAAAAATAGATACTTGGTGTTCTGATACAATATATTCACGATATCTATGTGAGTACTTGCGCAATGAAGATCCATTAGATGCAATTGCACGAAGTATAGAAACTACAATAGAAAAAGCTAAAGAAGAAAATATACTAAGCAAAGATTATATACGGTATGGCAATGCAAATAAAATTTGCTACTCGGTGACAACTGGAAAAATCAGCCCATGGTTACTATATCAAAGTGTTAGTGGTACTAACTTTTTAGATAAGTTACACGAAGATCAAGTTAAAATGATCATAGATTATATCAATCCCGAGCAATGGGCATTAAAATTTAGAAAAGATCCTGATGCAACAACTCAAGTCAAACAATTACTCGACCAAGCTGGGTACTAAAATTTTACTTAACTGGACATTAGATAAAAATGACGGTTTAAATAATTGGAATGAAGTGTGCGCTTGGGCTATAGAACAATTTGGATTGCCTGGAGATAAATATCGATTTCATCCCAAATCTCAAGGTATGGAGTTTATATTTGAAGATGAAAAAGATGCTGTTCATATGTTGTTAAGGTGGCAATAATTTATTCATGGAATATTTACCGGCATATTATTTTGACCATGATAAAGGATGGGACAATACCAAAAGGGGATGGTTAGAAACCAAAGTATATCTAAATAATGATTACCGAATGCAAGTAAAAGAAATCTTACTTTGGATGTACGATAAGATTGATAACTGTGAAAGACATGCTAGATGGACTATCATTGAAAATTATTTTCATGTTAAGTTTAGATATGAGCGTGATTTAATACTTTTTCGATTAAGATGGTCTTGATAATTTAATATGCCTGTAACAATTAGACTTAAGAGTACATATACTCCTGAACACGAGCACTGGTTAGAAAAAAATGTAGGACCAAGAATGCATTGGTTAAGTAATAGTATTGGTGGTGAGGGTTGGATATTGAAAAGAGAATTGAGAAAATCACAATCTTTGACACAAGTTGGTTGGACTTTGACCTTAGAAGATGAAAGATTCGCCACATTTTTTTTAATTTACTTTCCACAATGACAAACATCCCAAAAAGTTTTCAAGATTATGATGATAATGATCCACTACTTGATAAAAGAAAAAAGCGTTGGGAATATTGGGCTGCACTAAAAAAGCTTCGGCATGAATATATGCAAACATTAGACGATCTAAATGGTCAGTTTGATGCATATGATTTTGAAGACTACATCGAAGCTAATTATGGTATAAAAATGAATTTAGTAGATGGCAATATCACAGATGACTATATCATCATGGATGAAAAAAAATATTTGATTTTTCTACTTAAGTTTCAGTAATTATTCCAAACACAGTGACATTTGTTAGTAGTTGAAATATAATATCTATACTGTTTATCCTACAATATTATGGCAATATCAACTAGTACAGGAACTTATAAACAAATTTATATTTCTGAACCTCCCAACAGAGAGCGAGAAAGTTACACACTAGGTAGTAAAACAGTATATACTTATGATGCTAGATTTCGCAATGAAGATCCAACAGTGTTAATTAAATGGTGTAGAAAAAATTTCGGCGAACGGGGAGTTGGTTGGGATTTTACTTGTTCTAAACAATTGATTTCATTAGAAATTTGGGATAGCAAATATAAAGTAATATATGAATTATGGAAACATTGAGGTAAATTATGGATATAATGATTGACTTAGAAACACTAGACACTACACCATACTGTGTGATATTAACTATCGGCGTTGTAAAATTTGATCCAAAGGGTTCTGGTGTAACTGAACGACTAGAATTGAGGCCCACAATTGAAGATCAAACCGAAATACATAATAGAATTATCAATGAAGATACTTTACGGTGGTGGTCTACTCAAAGTGCTGAAGCAATGGAAGAAGCATTAGGCGATAGAGGAAGACAATCGTTTAAAGAATGCATGGAGATTCTTTATAAATTTTGTTGGAATCACCGTGCAGTTTGGAGCAACGGTGCAGCATTTGATATCGTAGCGTGTGAAACAGGGATGCGACAAACATTGACTGACTACCCTAATCCTATTCCATGGCCATTCTATACAGTTAGAGATACAAGAACTTTGTATGAAGTAGCTGGTGTAAGTCTTAAAGATGGCGGTCATGTCACAAGTCACAAAGCAGTAGAAGATGCCGAACGACAGGCTATTGTTGTGCAACAAGCATATATGAAATTAATGAAAGCAGGATTGGTGACACCACGATGAAAATTGATTCAGATATTGATATTGATTTGGGATCAAGAGAAAAATTATTAGATGTGATACCTCATATTAGAGCTAGTATGAGAAAGGTTTATCCCATCCGTCATCATGCGTCAGGTGTTTATGTAACAGACATACCATACGATCCTATTAATAACATGGCTTCAATAGATTACAAAGAAGCTGAAAAACGAGGCTATTTTAAATTAGATTTGCTTAATGTGCATGTCTATGAAAAAGTTCGGGATGAATCACATTTAGTAGAACTAATGCGTGAACCAGATTGGAGTATGCTAAGGGACTATAATAAGATGAAAGGACTAATTCATCTACAAAATCAGTATCAAAATATTAAAAAGATGCCTGAACCTATTAATAGTATCCCCAGACTCGCTATGTTTCTAGCGATTATTCGTCCTGGAAAAAAACATTTAATCGGTAAAACTTGGGCTGAAGTTGCTAAAACTGTATGGGATAAAGGAACTGATGGTTACACTTTTAAAAAGTCACACTCGCTTGGATATTCATGGTTAGTTGCGATACACATGAATCTGTTATCTGAAGAAGATTCACATTTTAAGAAATTCTTTTCACAAGAGTGATACTTCTGCGCTTTGATCTACGCTTGTTTAATTCACTCATACTACATACAGGTCCATGAATAATATCTAGATTTTTGTTATTAAATGTCCTTAAATAAGGCTTAAATATAGACCAGTCCCCTTTAAGAAATAAATTAATGGGGACTAACCTATTTGATTCCCACCACCAAATATCACCTAACTCTAAGAATTTTTCTTTTAAAATCGAGTCAACTATTGATCCGTAATCATAGATAGTAGTTACCATCTCATCACGGTTTTGCACTATGCCAACATAATCTTGACCGGCGTAAGAACATACAGTGATGAAAGGATGAGAATCACTTAGTTTTTTGAAAAAATCGTTTTGGAGCATTATTATTAAAATACTGTTTATTTATTAGTTATAAAACCAAAGTTGAAAAACTTCTGACTAAATACAGTATTGGGAGCGTACATTCGTGTATTCAACATCAGTTTTTTATTATTTTCAAAGAAATATTGTCGTTCTACTATCAGGTACATCGCCAAGGAGATATATGCCAATTTATTCTAAGCCAATGACCCTACATAAGGGCGTAGACAACCAACTTCAATTTCAATTCTTAAACCAAGAGCAAAAACCCATAGATATTACGGGCAAAGAAATAACTTGCAGGATTTTGAATTATGAAGGTAATCAAGTACTTTTACAGAAAGCATTAACACTACAACTTCCAGCTACAGGTATTTGTGCATTGATAGTGAATGCTGCTGAAATTGAAGATATAGATCCACAAAAAGCATATTATTCTCTTGAAATTCCTGTAGGAGAGTTCGACTATCCTGTATTTGTTGATCAAAATGCAGGTGCCCGTGGAATCATGAATATAGTTAATAGTGTTCTTCCTAGCTTTGTACCCAGTTATTCTGTTAGTATACCGACTGGACAACCGTTTCCTAACATAAATCCAAATGCAAATGCTAACAGCAATGCACAAACTTATTATAGTAGTGTAATTTCTACTGATGATAATCCTATATTAACTTTCCAAACTCAATATGATCAATATTATGGAAATGTAATAATTGAAGGGTCAACTATTGTTGATGGAGATTGGTACCCAATCACAACCGATGTAAATTTAGCTAATGTTACTGACACTAAAGGTTATACTATAAAAGGATATCATCCTTATGTTCGTATGCAATTTGTTAGTAATACGGGTGCAATAACAAATATATTGACCAGATAAGTACCTGTAACATTGATTTATCTTAATTAGTATGTTAAACTGTACTGATGTTTGATATCCTATCAATTATTCCCGGCAAAAAGAAAAGTTCAAGTAGCGGATGGATAAGTTTTAACGCTATTTGCTGTAGCCATTTTGGGCATCGACCAGATAGAAGAATGCGCGGGGGTATAAAATTTGATAATCATAATTGGAGCTTTCATTGCTTTAACTGTGGGTTCAAATGTAATTTTACCTTAGGTAGAAGTATAAACGAAAAAACAAGAAAGTTGTTATCTTGGTCTGGAATTGATCAGACACAAATACAAAAATGGAGTTTAGAAAGTTTACAACAAAAAGATTTATTAGATTTTTCTAATATAAAAAAACAAAAAATAAAAATAAAATTCGAAGAACGAAAACTCCCAGATGGTGAATTACTTGATAAAACTAATATATCACATAAAGTATACATTGATTATTTGGAAAAAAGAAAAATAGATAGTGCTAGCTATCCATTTTTAATAACACCTAATGATACTGGAAGAATGGCAAAAAGAATTGTCATACCATATTCCTATAAAAATAAAATAGTAGGACACACTAGTAGATTTTTAGATAACAAAATTCCAAAGTACATAAATGAACAACAACCGGGATATGTTTTTAATATTGATGTGCAAAAATCTAACTGGCAAGTGTGTATTGTTACTGAAGGAATATTTGACGCACTAAGTATTGATGGTGTAGCAGTAATGCATGATGATATTAGCAAAGATCAAGCATTACTACTAAGTACATTGAATAAACAAATAATTGTAGTACCAGATAGAGATATAACTGGATTAAAAATATGTGATAAGGCATTAGAGCTAGGCTATCAGGTTAGTTTACCTAAATGGGACAAAGATGTTAAAGATGTAAATGACGCAGTAGTAAAATATGGTAAACTACCCACACTGATTAGTATTCTGCAAAATGCAACTAATAGTAAAATAAAAATAGAAATGATGAGGAAAAAAATTGTTAAAGGATTATAATATAGATGTACAAAAACTCTTTTTACAAATGATGCTAACAAATGCTGAATTGTATACTAGGGTTATGAATATCATGAACTCTGAAAATTTTGATAAGTCGCTTAGACCAGTGGCTGAGTTTATGTCAGAATATAGCGAAAAATATAGTTTGTTACCTGACGCCAGTCAGATAAAAGCAACAACAGGAATTGAATTAAGCTTGATTGAAGATTTCGGTGATAAGCATACTGAATGGTTTCTTGTAGAGTTTGAAGCATTTACTAAACGACAAGAATTAGAAAGAGCTATTCTAAAGTCGGCTGATTTATTAGAAAAAGGTGACTTCGGACCTGTTGAGAAACTTATTAAAGAAGCGGTTCAAATCAGCCTACAGCGTGACATGGGCACAGACTATTTTGCTGATCCTAAAGCAAGGATAAACAAATATTTTAACGCTGGTGGTCAGCAAAGTACAGGCTGGCCACAGATGGATAAATTACTATATGGTGGATTTAGTCGCGGCGAATTGAATATTTTTGCAGGCGGTTCTGGCTCAGGTAAATCACTAGTAATGATGAATATTGCATTGAACTGGCTTCAAATGGGATTGAGTGGAGTTTATATTAGTTTAGAATTGAGTGAGGAATTAACTTCACTTAGGACTGATGCAATGTTAACTATGATGAGTACCCGAGATATCCGTAAAGACATTGATAGTACTGAATTGAAGGTCAAAATGGCTGCTAAAAAATCAGGTCAGTATCGTGTTAAGGGCTTGCCGGCTCAAAGCAATGTCAATGATATCAGGTCGTATTTGAAAGAAGTGCAGATTCAAACAGGAATTAAAGTTGACTTTGTGATGATTGACTACTTGGATCTAGTCATGCCAGTCTCAGTCAAAGTGAATCCCAATGATCAATTTATTAAAGACAAGTATGTATCCGAAGAATTGCGAAATCTAGCTAAAGAGTTGGGAATTCTCATGGTTACTGCAAGTCAGTTGAATCGTAGTGCGGTTGAAGAAATCGAATTTGATCATAGTCATATTGCAGGTGGTATTAGTAAAATCAATACAGCAGATAATGTGTTTGGTATCTTTACAAGTCGTAGTATGCGTGAAAGAGGAAAGTATCAAATTCAATGTATGAAAAGTCGTAGTTCTACTGGTGTAGGTCAAAAGATTGACTTAGAATATAATATTGAAACAATGAGAATTACAGATGATGATCCTGATGGATATGCAGACCAGCAGGCAAAATATAAACCAAATCCCAGCCCCTCTCCTGCGCAACTAATAGATAAATTTAAACCTGAACTCAATAATATTGACGAAAGTACTGGCGAAATTATAGAACCTGAACAGAAAAAAATAGTTGCTGATGTACAAGCTACTAAGCTTAAAAAACTACTTAATTCCTTAAAGAAATAATTATTAACTTTTTGATAAATATTAATAGGATAATCATATGCAACGAAAAACCCGATCATTACTTGAAGAACTAGAAGCTTTGGGAAATAATAGAGATACTAGTCATATCATTGAAAGTAGAGGGCACAATATTATTACTAGTGCAATCAATTTAATTGAGATGATTAATAGACACTATAATCCAGAACAGGCATTAATTCTTGAGAAAAAGCTTATAAGTGCTATTAAAAATAAGGATCAGGCTCGTTTTGCAAAATCTTTAAGGAAAAACAATGAAACTTGATGAAGTTTATAATATAAGTAATAGCGACCCTGTAAAATTAAGATGGGTGAATAGGTTAGTGAGTAAACTATCAAACTCATTGGATGATGCATTTAAGTCAGGGAAGTTAGAAATGCCCGCTACACCTCAGAAACCTGGGGAACCTGCTGGTACATCCACTGCAACACCTACAACACCCAAAACTCCAGCAGAAATTAGACAAGAAAAGCTAGCAGCAGCAGGCCAAGCAGCACAACAACAAATGAAACCTGCCCCAGCAGCCCCAGCAGCCCCAGCAGCCCCAGCAGCCCCAGCAGCCCCAGCAGCCCCAGCAGCCCCTGCGAAACCCAAAACTCCAGCAGAAATTAGACAAGAAAAACTAGCAGCAGCGGCTCAAAAAGCACAACAACAAATGAAAGAAGGTAAATCTGCTGCTCAGGTAAAATACGCTAAATTAAACAATTTAATCGAATCTATCATTAATGTAGAACATAATATTGTAGAAAGTTCAGAAATCGTTCAAGTCGTAAAAGAACAAGAAACTGGAAAAATCAGTGGATATATATACAACTATATTACGAAACATGTCGGTGGAAAATTAAAAGACTCTAAACAAGAAAATAATATTCGTAATTTATCAAAACAAATAGAAGAAATTTATTCGACCACTAAAGATCCTAAAGAAATCAACCAGTTATTGAGAACAATTTCTAATGTAGCCTATGATTCGTTAGTCAAAAAATCTCAATCATCATTAATGGGAACTACTTCTGCCGCAGCCGGCGACACTTCTATGGCTGCTTCGTCATCTTCGAATGCAGCAATTGATATTCGTAAATTAATTTCATCCGTAAAAAATTTAGATGCAAACTCATTAGCAGAATTGAAAAAGGTAGTAGATAAAGAGTTACAGACTAAAAAATCCGCTCAACCCGTTTAATTTTACAACCAAATACCAAGATTTTTTACTTTTGGAATAAATAATTTTATGAATCAGTAGGATTCAAATTATTTTAAGGATTTTTAAAATGGCACAATTTACAAAAACAAACGGCGACTTTCTACCAGTTATTAACTATGATTCTGGTGCTTACACAAACAGTGGTCTAAACGCTGTTACTTCTGGAGCTACAGTTCAACCTCAAGGTCCAAAATTAGCATTCGGTACAATCACATTTACTGGTATTGCAACACCTACAGGTGCTGATTTAGCTATCGCTTTCCAGACTATTCAGCAATTGGCTACAGTTTACATGTATGAATTCACCGAAGTTGGTGACAATACTGACACATTAGCAGTTGCAATTTATCCAACTAATGCTTGGAGCTTCACAAACGCTGGTGACTTAGATGCTGCACTAACAGCAGCTTTAGGTTACGCTGTTACTACAGCAGCTACAGCTACATTCACAAACTAATCATAATTTAGTTTAATCAAAAGCCTGAGAATTCTCAGGCTTTTTTTACCTCTATTAAATAGTAGTATGAGTTATAAAATTACTTGTTTTACGCTTTTTGATATTACCTACACTGGGGTGATTAATAGAAGCCGCCCTGAAGTAGACGCTGATATAGACACATGGCTTTATAAAAGAAACTCACAATGTAATTTTGACACTGTACAACAGGCAATATCATTACGATCTCAGCCTGAAATTATTAGGTATCCTGAAAAGACTAAGATAAAATTTAATGAATTTCAAAATTTTGGATTTTTGTTTGAATTGGAAACAAATGAATTAATTAATTGTTGGTCTTTTGATTTTGATGTCCAGCATCCCAGTGTTTTCACAGATGGTATATCAGAGTTAGGATCGTTGTATACAGATTGTCACGGCGTACCTATGATTAAATGCGGTACAGAATGGGAAAAACTTTCTAATTTTATAGACACCTCTGAAGATTTAAGGAACATTTATTTTGTCATCAACAAAAGCGAAAATTAATATAGACTACAAAGTAGAGAAGTTCTTAAAAAAAGAATTTAATTCTCAAGTTGATCAACTTATATTCTATGACCAAAATGGTAATTATTCATTATTTGGTAAATATTTAATTGAAAAGACATATGAAGATACTTACAAAGTAACATTGAAAAATACAGCTACTGAAAAAATATTTTATAAATTAAAACATGCAGTTAGTTGGTGTATTTTTGATAAAAGAAATATGATAATGGCTTCAAATAGGATTTTTTCGCTTGACCAATCATTATTAAGTTTGGAAGCAGGGATACAATTACACCAAAAACTTTTTAAACGCACCAAAACCATTGATGCTAAATTGATTTATCTAGCAAAATTAAAAGAAGAAAAACTTAAAAAGATTAAAATATACACAGAAATTAAACAGTATATACTTCAATCAGATGCTTGGCAAAAATCTAAATTTCTATAAAATTATTACCATAATTTTGTTCAAGAAAGATAAATACTAAATAATATTCTTAGGATATACTATGAAACTAACTGAATTTAACAACGACCTAATAACAACTACGACTAAAGCTCTCAAAGAGCATTATGAGATTCCCTTCAATGTAAATGCATTGAATAAAATCTCAGCACAAGCTATGTTAAGAAAGGTCAGAGGCTTAATTAACGAAGCTCGTCAATCTCCTGAATTTCATCAGAAATCAACTGGACCTGCATACATGAAACTTGTTTTCATGGAGCAGTCTCTTGCTACTAGATTTAATCAACTACTATCACAAGAATCACGCATCGTAGTTGAAAACGAAGAAGTTGAGAAGTCACAAGTTGTTCTTGCTGCTCAAGATATGGTTGATAGTATTCAAAAAATGCTTGAAGATGTAGGACAGATGCAAGTTAAAGAACTACCGGCTTTAGTTTCTAGTATCGAAAGTGAAATTGGTGTCAATGAAGGTCAAGCCTATAATGACCAAGCTACACAACAATTAGAAGCATTGAGTGCAGCACTAAAAGAAGCATTTAGTGGAATGAAATCTGCTTTAGGAGTAGTCACCGGTCAAGGTGGTGAAGTTGCTGCATTTGACGCAGGTGCTGAAATGGGTGCAGAAGCTGGATTAGAAGCAGGTGCTGAAATGGGTGCAGAAGCTGGATTAGAAGCAGGTGCTGAAATGGGAGATGAAGAAATCCCAGAACCAGAAGAAGAACCAGAAGATGTTTCTAATATAGGTAGAGCTAAAAGATAATTATGCTCTTATATGAGTTTGATATACCTGATCCGTTGCTAATTAAATTAGTTGCTATCACAAGTCAACTTAAAAAAGAAATAGATCAGGGTAAACAAAAACCAGATTGGACTGTTGATGAGTTACTGTCTTTATACAAAGCCAATGGTATAATAATCGACAAAACAGACCTTTACAATATGATAAAGAGTCCACCTTTAGATAAAACTATAAGTAACATACAAGGTAATGCAGTAAAGTTTAAAGGTCAGGATAGTGTTCAATCGACTGATATTGATAACAATCAAAAAATCGTTAAACAAATGGCACAAAGTGCTTTGAAATAATATGATCACGCTGACTGATGCGGCATATAAAAAAATTCAACAACAATTAAAAAAGCGTGGTAAGGGATTGGGCATCCAAATAGGAGTAAAAACTACTGGATGTTCTGGATTAGCCTACACATTAGAATACTTTGATGGTGTTGACGATGAAAATCTATATATTATGTATGGCATTAGTGATGTTGTAGTGGCTATAAAAAAACAACATGAACCATATTTAAATAGATTGAATGTTGATTTTGTTAGAAATGGGTTGAATGAAGGTTTTGAATTCAAAAATCCAAATGAGCGTGACCGATGTGGTTGTGGAGAAAGTTTTAGAGTTTAAATGTACCTAAATCATTGCATTGGGTTAGATAATATATTATCATTGTAAAATGTATAACCCAAACAAATTTAATTATGTTCCATTATCTAGAGTAGAAGTAGACGGAAAAAGAAGGTATGCTACTCCAGATGGAGAAAAATTACCTAGTGTTACTACAATACTAGATGCAACAAAATCAGAAGAATCTAAAAAAGCACTACAAGAGTGGCGTAATAGAGTCGGTGCTAAAAAAGCGCAAGAAATAACCACAGAAGCTGCTGGCCGTGGCACACGAATGCACAAGTGGCTTGAAAATTATATTAAAACTGGTAGTACAGGAGATCCAGGATCAAATCCTTATAGTATTCAAAGTCATAAAATGGCTCACTCTATTATTTACCAAGGGTTGAGTAAATGCAATGAATTTTGGGGTACTGAAGTTCCTTTGTATTTCCCCAAAATATATGCAGGTACAACTGACTTGTGTGGGGTACATGACGGGGATGAAGCTATCATGGATTTCAAACAGACTAATAAACTAAAAAAGAAAGAATGGATTGAAGATTACTTTGTTCAACTTTTATTTTATGGTACAGCACATAATGAAGTACATGGAACTAAAATACGCAAGGGTGTAATCTTAATGTGTAGTGCTGATAATATATACCAAGAATTTATTGTTGAGGGTTCTGATTGGCATTTTTACGAAACTAAGATGTGGAAGAGACTGGAAGACTATTATAACAAGCTAATTTAAATATAGGTAAATACGCTTGTAGTATGATAAATAAGTATAAATGTAAAGATTTATACTTATGGCAATAATCCAGATATCAAAAATTCAACAAAGATCCGGTAATTTAGTTGATCTTCCTCAACTAGATGAAGGTGAAATGGGCTGGGCATCTGATGAAAAAAGATTATTTATTGGAAAAACAGTTCCCAATGAAAACATAGAAGTTTTAACCACTTACTCTAATATAAACATGAGTCAGGTTACCGGCACAGATGGTACTGACTTCAATTTAAATAATCCAGCTAATGGAGAAGTATTGGGAGTAGAAACTATAGGTAGCACTGCTTATATAGTTAATAAAGGTGGTACTTCAGTAGGTAGTCCAGGTGGACTTATTAATTTAGGAAATGTAGCTAACTTAAAAATAGGTGGCGGAGCCCTAGGATATATTTTAGAAACCGATGGTTTAGGTAATTTATCCTGGACTTCAAAAGGAAGTTTAACAGTAAATATTATTCAATTATCCAACGCCACTCCTATAGTAATGACAGTGGCTAATACAACTCCGTATATCAATGCCATGAAGGTTAGTATAACAGGAGTTCAAGGTACTGGTAATAGTATTGTTAATGGTGGTGACTTCTTTGTTAAGCTATCAACAAATTTTCCAACAACAGGTAATGTAAGTTTATTTAATGATGCTGGGTTGTCTTCACCTGTAGTAGGTACTGGATTAACTGCTACAGCTAACACAGGTGTAGCAGTTACGAGTTTATCAGGCGCAGGTGTATCTGTTGCTGCAGGTACTAATTCTTCAGTTCAGTTTAACTCTGGTTCTTTATTAGGCGGTGATGCTGACTTTACATACAATAACATAGGAACTAAATTACTAACTGTTAATGGTAATATAACAACATCAAATGTTAATGTATCAAATACTGTTACTGCACCTAGATTAATATCAAATGTATCAACTGGTACTGCTCCGTTGACAGTTAGTTCAACTACAAAAGTCACAAATTTAAATGCTGATTTACTTGATGGATATGACACTGCAACAACTTCAACCGCCAATACTGTTGCAGTTAGAGACTCTAATGGTAGTCTTACCGCTAATGTTTTTATAGGTAGTGGGGCAAGCTTAACTAGTGTACCGGGTGCAAATGTTACAGGTCAAGTAGCCAATGCTCTTGTAGCTGGAACCGTATATACTAACGCACAACCAAATATAACTTCAGTAGGAACATTAACAAGTTTAAGTGTTACAGGCAATGTTACCAGTGGTAATGCTAACTTAGGTAATGCAGCAACCGCTAATTATTTTATTGGAAATGGAAGTCTTTTATCAGGATTACCCAGTGGATCTGGTGTATCTAATGGAACCTCAAATGTTGCTATACCAGTTGCTAACGGTAATGTTAATGTATCAGTTAATGGTTCTCCTAACATATTTGTAGTATCTGCAAGTGGAGCTAGTGTAGCAGGTAATTTAACAACAACAAATATAACTACTGGCGCAAACACAACTGTAGGCAATATAACAGGTAATTGGTTATTAACTGCTGGTTCACAACTTGAAGCAACATATGCTGACTTGGCTGAATATTACGAAGCAGATGAAAGTTATGAACCTGGCACTGTGCTTGAGTTCGGCGGCGACAAAGAAGTAACACTTGCTGAAGATGGTACAACAAGAGTTGCTGGGGTAGTATCAACTAATCCTGCATATGCAATGAATGCAAACTGCCAAGGTAGAGCAGTTGCCATTGCTCTACAAGGGCGTGTGCCTACTAAAGTAAGAGGAACAATTCGTAAAGGTGATATGATGGTATCTGGTGGAAATGGTTTTGCTAGACCAAGTAATTCACCGCAAATGGGAACTGTTATCGGCAAAGCATTACAAAACTTCGACGGAATCGAAGGTATTATTGAGGTTGCTGTCGGTAGATTATAATAGGAAAAATAAATGGCATCAGCAATTTACACAGCAAACAGTACAAGTCAACTAACAGCAATAGCCACAACTGACAAAGTTCGTATTGCCACCACAACATCAGCAATCGCAATTGCGGTTGGAAACTCTAGTGTCACTGCTAATTTAACAGCATGTGAAATCATACCAGCTAATACAGTAGATAATAACTTTTTAGTTGGTCAAGGCAATTACATTGCTTATATCAATGTAGCTGGTTCTGCAGGAGCCTTTAGTGTTACTAATTTAGGTGCAAATCACCCATTGACTGGCACTGAATAATACTGGTTATAGATAAATATATGATACACTTTCATTCGGAAAGTTTATGCAGTACCCACTGCGTAGCGGCTAGAACCCGCATATAACATAAAGGAAAAACAAATGGGACGCCCTATAAAAATAGCAAAAGCACAATCAGTCTTAACAATCACTGACACTGCACAAACAGGAAGTATCGTTACGGTATCAGGTGGGAATTTAACTACTTCCCCCACAGTTGGTGTCATCGCAGGTATGCCATTCGTAGTAGCTACTACTGTAGGTGGTTTGGTTGCCGGTACAACATACTTTGTTAACTCAATCTTATCAAATACTACTTTTAATGTATCAGCTACTCAACTAAGTGTTCAACCACGAGTTATGGCTACAATGACAGACACAAGTAGTCAAACAGTTGGTATATCATTTGGAGTTGTTGACAGTGGCTTCAGCAATCCAGATGGTTCTAATACAGCTACTAACTCTACGACATACGGTGTAGTTGGTGGTAACACTGCAATTGCTGGTAAGCAAGTTTTAACTCGCGTTGCCATTGGTATCAATGGAACAGGTACACTTTATGGTGATACAGGTAACTTGAATGTATATGGATCCGGAACAGACTTTGCTAACACATTGTCAGTTGGTTCTGCTATTCAAGTTGCTTCTGCAAATATTAATGGCGGTGCTGATTACACAAATGTTGGTTTTGTTGGTACTAATACAGGTTATATTACTGTTGCTGTTGCTAATACAAATGCTACAGGTAATGTTATTCGCACTTCAGGTAATGCTCAAACATTGTTTGTGGGCGCACCGGTTGTATTTGATGCGAACACTGGTGGTTTAGTAACAGGGTCAACATACTTTGTTAAGACTATTGCTAACGCATCCGCATTTACTGTATCTAATACACAATATGGTGCAACAACAGCGATAACTACAGGTACTGCTACTGCAAACGCTAGAATCGATGTAACTGTATTGGCTGTGGAACCTCCTGCAAACTTTGTAGGTGCATCATTTGTTTATGCAAATGACGAAGCAGGTTTTATTGTTCGTCAAAAAGGTAAAACAAAGTATTTGGTTACAGGTGGCACGACAGGTTTAACAGCACAATGTTTTACTGCAAATGTAGCTAATACAGCATTGACACCAAACACAATGTCTATCATTTCAACTAACGCGGCTTCAGGTACTAATTATGTTTCAAGTGTAAATGATTACAACTCTGAAGTGTTCCCTGCACAAGTTGCTTCTGGTTCATTGGTAACAAGCACTGTTTATACAATTTACAGTGCAGGTACTACAAATTGGACATCAGTTGGTGCAATGGCTAACATGACGGGTATTACATTTACTGCTACTGGTACAGCAGCTGGAACGGGCACTGCAATAGTATCTAGTGCAAACCCTGATGTGATTGCTACATTTGGTACAGCTTACGCAGCTAATACATATGGTGGACAGCCTAACCCAATCGTAACAATTAACAACGCTTGATCATGACGACCCAGTCAATTAAAATGCCACTAAAAACAGAAACTGAAATAGCTGTGCTTCAAGTTCAAGTTCAAAACATCGAAGAAAAAGTCGGTGAGATTAAACAAGACTTGAAGTCAGTGCATGAGTGTCTGGATAGAAATAGTGAAGAAATGAAACAAATGATTAAAGAGTTGCAAGAGGCTGATACAAAGGCACATGCATCTTTAGCACAAAAAGTTTCTGCATTAGAAAAATGGCGATGGATGATGATGGGAGCAGGTATAGTTATAGGATCATTAGGATTCGACACACTAAGCAAACTGCTTAAATAACAAAAGGGGCTTAATGCCCCTTTTCTGTTAATGTCTTTAGTTTATCTTGTACAACATCAAAATTTACTGTACTAAACAATCCAGGATGTAATGGCTTTGGGTATTGCCCGTCACCTACCCATGCATAACCACAATGTTCATCGTTTAATTTAGGAATAAACTCATCATCTATTGCGCAAAAAAATGTATGATATGTAAATGAATGATTAATAAATTTTTGTATAGGTATTAATTTAGCGTTTTTTGGAAAATAACCTATTTCCTCTTCACACTCTCTTGCGACACCTTCAAACAATGTTTCATTGTTTTCAATTTTTCCACCTGGTATCCCCCAATTACCTGGATTTTTAGTATCAGTTCTAAGTAGATATAAGTATCGTTTGGTTCTTTTATTGTAAAAGAACACACCTGCAGATGTATTATTCATCGTATCTTACTCGTCAAATAACTATTGAATAGTCACCTGATTCATACCAGCCTTCATAGGATTTCATCCAATTACCATCTGTCCATCGATATTGAACATTAGTGGCGACATTAGTTACATACTCAACTGAAGTTACAGTAGTGCTATCAAATTGAACAACCCATTCATTTGTAGAAGTAGTATACTCTATGATATCATTAGCGTTAGCTACTAAGTTACCCCATGCAGTAGTAGGATCGCCTGCATATCCAATATCTTCAACGATAAGATATCTTTTTCCGTTAATAGGTCCAGGTAATCCAGCATTTGGTCCAGTGATTAGTGGATTAATTACTCCGTCTACTGGATCTAATGTGTTTTGTGGTAATGTGTCAGGGTCTATGTTATAAATTAACAATCTATCATCTACTGGGTTAGTAACAATAGTACCAACAATTTCAGTATCCATATATGGATTTTGTAACCAAATCTGACTTATGCCTGGCCTCAATGCTCCGTACACATTCAACAGACTAGTCCAATATAATGAAGTATTAGGTGGACTCGGTAAGTTTAAATCAGTGTTAGGTGGATAGAATGCTTCATTAGCAGGAAGCAATTGTAAATAATTATCAATTAATAATACATTATATCCATATGGAGTTATTTTCTGTCTAGTTCCCAATAACAAATCATCATCTTGAATATCAGTCAATGCATTACCTCTAAATATACTTGCAATGATTTTTTCAATAACACCAAATTTTCTTAGTTTAGATGCAGTACTTAACCAGATTGGCATATAAAACTTCCAAGACATAACATCTATTGGATTGCCTGTGCCTTGGGGAATTGATCTACTCGTAAAAGTTAATCCATCTTGATATACTACACTTAAAGAAGTCCAGTCAATGAAATTATCTGTACTTTGTATTTCCATAGAAGGATTAAACAAGGTACCCAATTGTTCAATTAATTCAAGCTTTTGATTGTAATTAGTTGTCCAAAAATCTACTGTAATACGCAATGTATAAGGAACAGGCATCAATCGTTCTACTGTAAATGCTTGTCCTTGTGTAGTTTCATAATTCTGTGAATCTGGATTATATGCCCTTTGACGAACATTTATTCTATCAACAAATGTAGGATCTTGTGTTCTACGCTGATCATATTCTAATCCACTAATATAAAAGGTTATTAGAGGTGCACTGGGAGTATTACTTGCAGAGTTGTTTGCTATTATAGTGGAAGCTTGTCTACTGCTATCACCATACATAATAGGAACTCTAACTAATATATCGTTTCCTGCAGGATCTTTACCTTTTGTAACATACCAAGAACTGAATATTTTTGCGAATTGGATTAGAAACCTGCGTATTTGAGAATCATAGAAAAAATTTGCCATATCAGACCTTTAATGTATTTAGTACTTTAAAATCTATTAAATTTAGATTACTGGTGGCAGTGGATCTGGTGCTATGGTTAATATAGTTGATAATGGTTGACTCTGTGAAACAACAGTACCATCAGTCAATACTGTTACATTACTATTATTTATGAAACTCGATGTTTGTGATAAGTCGTTTTCAGTGAAGCCAGTTTCTGTTCTAACATTTGTACTTATTCTTATCCATAGTTGACCATCCCATCTATACAATATTTGAGGTAAATAATCTGTGCGTAAGAAATAATCACCTACTTGTGGGTTTTGAGGGAATGAAATTCCAGCACCAGTTGGTATACCGTTAGGAGCAATATCTGATCCAGTTAAGTATCCAAATGAGTAACCAAAACTTCTAGGGGAATATCTTGCAATATATTGGAATCCTGGAATACAGTCTGCACGCCAATCCATTTGTAATGATACTGTTCCAGTAAACCCTGGTTCTTCTAAATCTGCGTCAGCAGTGGCATATGTATTATCTGCGGTACCAAATGGTCCAGTTACTGGGCCATAGCCTCTAACTGCTAAAACACGATCACCTTCAACTGGGCCAGAACCCGATCCTATTCTCTCAGGAGCTAATGTAACAGTTTCTAAACTAGTTTGATTAAACGCAGATAATGGAAATTTCATGCCATCAACTGTCATGTTCCATATACTTTGAGCAACTTCTTTTTTAATTCTAACCATTGGACTAGGATTTTTATACCTAGGGTCTCGCATATATGCCACAGTTCCTTGAATTATCGGGGCACCACTTTCACCTCCTGATAAATTAATAGGGGGAGCAGGTTGATCTAATTTATTAGACAAATTATTATTCGTTTCATATATCCCGTAAGTTGGAACAATATAAAGATTGCTAGTGTCATATCCTGATTTAGGAACTATTCGTTTTGCCTCTTCAAGTATTGCATTGTTAACTTCTAAGTTTTTATTATATGTTGCTAGTATATCTTTTAAATTTTGATTAGGATCTAGTTCCCAGTATGTTTCGTTGGGGGGTGCGATACCTATAGGTACTTCTATTTTGGATATGTAATTTTTATCACCGTAACTGATAACATAGCCCGGTGGATATGTTTTGTCTTTATCCCATAACCCAAGATAATTATCTTGATTAATTGGCTCTTGTAATATTTGACTAAATTCTTGACTATCAACTAATGGCTCACATTTAATACGCCATAAGTGTGGAAACCATGTTTGACTAAAGCCCTCACTTGCATAATTAGCGTCAGTGATTTGATAAAACCGTTTTAATGCTGTAGGTATTGTTTCTTTTAAAGGGTTATAATCTAGTAAATGCGGTAATTCTAAAACATCACCAACCATTAATTTCCTACCTACTAATTCAATCATATCATTATAGTGAACCACAATGAATATAATATCATTGTTTAAAAATAAACCAAACTGACTTAAATCAAAATCTAAGTTTTGTACATTGTATTGACCTCGTAAACGATATATGTTAGTATCGTATGTTCTGTCACGGTTTTCTAAGAAAAGCAAATCCTGTATATTTGTTGGATTTAATGAATCATATTCTGGTTGTGTGTAATCGATAGAGGATCCCTGATTCGTAGGTCCTAAATATTTGTGGATATATAAATCAGTTCCACCTGCGGTTAATTGTTCTGAAATAGTTCTGTCAAAGAATCTATAATCATTAGTTTTATTGGGCCTATAAAGGGATAATCGTGGCATATTTTTTAACTCTATTGACTATTTATCGCTAAAGCATTACCTTTCAAGTACTTGACAATAAATGGAATATGATATATAATACTTGTATTGTTAACAGGAGCATGTATGGCAACTCGCAAACCCAAGAAAACCAGTGACCATTTCATCAAGTCGCTTAATCCCCGTGATGCGGATACCAAATATCTAGGGGAAGAACCTTTTTTCCCAACACAACCAGTTGAAGTTGAACGAAGGGTTGCACTTGCTAGAAGTTTTGCTTGGTACAACCGTTTTTACGGTAAAAAAGATGCCAAAGAATTGCTTGCGCAATATTGCGACCACTATGATCGGCCGAACGATGCCAAAACCCTACGCAAAGTAGATGAAAAAGAATTCTTGACAACATTTTGCTGGCTTGCTAGGATGAAACTTAGGGGCCTTGAATTGACTGATTATGAGGGGTCGACCCTTGAAAATGAAATTAGTAGGCTTCTGAAAGTCGTAGCAAAGCCACAACTTGTAGAAAAAGAAGAAAAACCCAACAATCGTCCTAACATTCAAGAACTTATGAAGGAAAAGGCTAGTGAGGCAGCAGGAGAACTTGAAGGTCTTTTTGATGACTTGATTACTACTGGAAAAGCAAATAGCAAGGTAGTTGACATTGTTAGTAAATTCAATGTCATGCCACAACATATTCCATTGATTGTTGAAATCTGGAAAAGAAAACAAACAGAATTTGATGAATTGTCTCAAGGTCAAGACAAAGACTTGAAAGAGGCTTATAGTCATTTAGGTAAGGTTCAAATTCGCAACATTATCAAGTTTATCGAACAAGTACTCGGTGACTTGAACTCTTATATTTCTATCAAGAAAGCAAGTAAAGCACCTCGTAAACGCAAGGCTATTCCGGTTGAGAAAATCGTCAGTAAACTTAAATATCTTAAAGAATTTAAGGATCTTACGAATAAGCTTGAACTAGTTAGCATTCACCCTACTAAATTGCATGGTGCAAGTGAGGCTTGGTGTTATGATACTGAAAAGCGTAAATTGCATCACTACATTGCAGATGATTACTCCAAGTCTTTTACTGTCAAAGGTAACACATTGCTTGGGTTCGATGCAAACAAGTCTGAGATTAAAACTCTTCGGAAACCAGGTGAACAAATCAAAGAGATCATGGGTTCAAAACCCGCGGCAAGAAAATTCTTTGATAACATCAAAGCAGTTGCAGCTAAGCCTAACGGCCGATTCAACGAAAATATTATTATTCTAAAGGCATTCTAATGACACAAAAAATTGACTTAAACAAATATCAGGACTTTGTAGCAACAGTTACAAGCAAACAATCAAATGGGCTTGACTCATTCATTGAATGTTTACACAACCTTGAAAAGAAAGCAGCAACTGACGGCATTCAATTGAATGTCCCTCTACTGCTTACTGCAAGTATCGGCCTTGCAAGCGAGGGAGGCGAGTTTAGTGAGATTGTAAAGAAAATGGCTTTTCAAGGAAAACCATACAATGAAGAAAATCGGTGGCATATGCTCCGGGAGTTAGGTGATATCATTTGGTATTGGATCAATGCCTGCAGGGCACTTGGATATGATCCAAATGAAGTTATCGCCGAGAATGTAAAAAAACTTGAAGCACGATATCCGGGAGGACACTTCGACTCATTCTATAGCGAGAACCGAAAAGAAGGAGATTTGTAATCTATATTATTCCCTGATAAATACAATATCAGGGAATTAACATGAGCACATCGCCTTTAGCAAATCCACTATCTACCCCTTCAGGTTTGACTCTTGATGAGTTAAAATCTGCAATGTTTGATAATCTTAAATATCGTCTAGGTGACGGTATAATTGATATTGAAATAGATCCTCAGCATTATGAGGCAGCATATAACTATGCCATTAAAATATATCGTCAACGGGCGCAAAATGCAACAGCAGAATCGTACACCTTGATGACTATTGAAAAAAATATTGATATATATACTTTGCCACAAGAATTTATTAATGTAAGGTCTGTATTTCGTAGGACAGTTGGTTTTGAAACAGGTCCAAGCTCTACCTCATTTGATCCGTTTTCAAGTGCAATTTTGAACACATAC